CGAGTCGGGCGAATAGAAGCCCCACGCCTTTGCATTCGCGTAGAAGTATCCGTTGTTTCTCCCGAGACCCACCCGCCCCTCATCGCCACCGCGATTAACCAATACCATACCGGTCACATCAAGATCGCCAGCGATGGTCGTCGACCGTTTGACGGCAACCGCGCTGCCGGCTTTAACCTCGATCGCCGTAACACCGTTCGCACCGATCTGAACGATGCCGTCAGCCGGCGAGAATATGCCAGTGTCCGGATCGCCATCAAACGCGAAACCCGCATTGTTCGCATTATTCGGCGTGATTTCGCCCTGCTTGCCGAGCAGCTTGCCCTTCATCGCATCGCCGGTCTTCGCCACCTTATCGTTCCCGAGGCCGTCGACGCGCTCCTTCAGATAGCGGGTGCGATTGGCAAGTTGCTTTGCCGGCAAGTTGTCGACACCATCAGGACCGCCCTGAACTGGGTCCGACTCCTCAAACTGATAGACCCCGTCTTCCCACTTACTTTCTTCTTTCAGATTGGCCATGTACCGATCACCCCTCGCGTAAATTGACCATTGCGCGTCGCGACACCGTTGTGTCGGATCGCAACCTCAGAAAAGTCGAGCCATGCGAGCCGGCTGCGAGCCGGCGCGTAACGCTCGATTGCCCGCTTCAGGCTCTCGCCCTGATCCCGCGTCACCGGTCGCCGCAGCTTCACGATGTACTCGGCCCATGCCGTCGTACCACCGTGCAGATATCGACCGTCGCGCTTCGCCGAGCCGTCGCGCCGCTTGATCTGCCGCCCCTCCTGAATATCGACCTCGCCAAACCCGAGACGGCGAACGATCTCGCGGATCGCCCACGGCGTTCCCTTCTTTTGGTAGATCGCCAGAGACGACTTGATCAGCTCGCGTCGCGCCTCTTCAGACTCCGCAAGCTCCCATCCGTCAACCGCAAGCGACCAAGCGAGCCACGGCAGGAAAGCGGCCGGACAGCGATCCGCATCCCACAGCGTGCGAATCACATCCGGGTCAACGGTCGGCCGCATCACCTGCGCGAGCGCCGCCTCTAGACTGGTCTGGTTCGTCGGCAGTAATGCTTCAGTCGTCATCGTTCACCTTCGGATTGAGCACTATCGACGTACACCGGGCGAACTGGTCGATCGCACACACGACATCAACCGCCGGGATCTTCAGATCGACCCGCACGACACCCGACGCTTTGGGATGCAGCGCCCCGGTTACGGCCGAGCGAGGCATACCAACCCGCAGCGCCTCCCCTGCCGCGACCGCGATATCGAGATCCTTCCGTCGCGCAGCAAGCACGACGCCCGGATCTGGCCCGCGCCCGATATACACGTCAGCGACGATCGCGTATTCGACCGGCCGGGCCGGTACAACGAGCAGAATGTCGTTGAGCGGTCGACGATCTTCCGGGGAAAGCGCTCGGCGGACCGTGGCGAGCAACGCAGGACTTGCAACGCCGCCATTCGAGTACGACTTAACCACGACGCGCACGACACCGCCCTCCGGCCGGTCGATACGCACGTCCGCGACATCCGCCGACGCATCCATTGCGAGTGACCGATACGCACCGAACGGACCCGCCGTCGATGCGCGCTCGATGCCCATCTGTGTACGCAATCTCAAGCGGTCGTCGCGCTCGACCGTCGCAGGCACCGGCGGATGCGCCTCTGGATCACCCGGATCGACTGTCTCTCGCCGCAAATTCCAGAGCACCGCGAGATGCTCAAGATCCGCACCCGTCGAGTACGCAAGCAACACGGCACGAGCCGCATCATTGACACGCGCCCGATAGCGGACTTCGTCATATGCCGCCAGTTCCAGCACCTTGACGACCGGATCGGATTCGAGCGCAGCCGTCCAATCCGGATAGATGCTCTTGAAGTGCTCCCGCTTGCGTTGGTACAGCTCCTCGAAGTCGAGCGTTTCGACGAGATCAGGCGGATCAAGCGCCGACAGATCGATCACTGTCATATCGTCACCTCGAACACAACATCGTCGCCGTTGTAATGGCCGGCGATCCGAAAAGTTACTTTGCCGTCCACGACAGACAGCGCGTTCACGCGCTCAAGCGCGATGCGCGGCTCCCACCGTCCGATTGCGCGTGCGGCTTCCGCCTGCGCGGCCGATATCCACCCGCGCGTGACGGGCAGGTCAACCATCGCAGGCAGATCCGAGCCGTAATCGGGGCGTTCGCGGCGGGTTCCCTTGCGCGTGCTCAGAATGTCCCCGATGCTCTGCACGAGATGATCGAGCCCGCCAATCAGTCGGCCCGTACGGCGACACATACCGACCAGCACGACCATCACTGCGCCTTCGTCGGAATACGCTTGAAGCACACGCACGATTCGAGATACGCGATGTGCGCAGGCTCGGTCACCTCCGTTTTGCCGGCCAGCACGGCAACGTGCGAGCCGTCCGGGAACACGATCACGCGACTCCGGAACTCGGTGTCGATGAATGTCACGGGTGCCGCCGCCCCGCCTTGCTGCGTGTCTTTCGCCATAACCACCCCCACAAACGAAAAACCCCGCACGGGGCGGGGTCCAAAGTCACTTTGATCTGTTCAGACTGGCGGGCTGACCAGCTCGCCGTCCCCTTGCTCACGGTGTCGGTGCTTGGTGAGCGACTTGCCGCCTGCAACGACGTCCTCGGTGTATTCCGCACCGCCCGCGATCTTCATCGCGACACCGCCACCCTCGCCCGGCTTACCCTGCATACCACCGTTGAACGTGAGCAGTTGTTCGGTCGTCGTGTTGCCCGTGAACGTCGAGTCGGGCACATCCGCGAGCAGCTTCTCGCTGCGCAGCATCGCGCCGTCCGCCTTCAGCTCGAACTCCGTCCCGCCGATGCGAAACACGATCCGACCGCCCGCCGGCACTGACAGCACGTATTCATGGCTCGCATGGTTGTACTGCTCGAACGCACCGTCCGGGTAATCGGTCGCCGTCTCGTCGGGACTCGACCGGCCGGACCCGCCGTGCTGCTCTGTGTAGTAGCCGGGCGCGACGAACGCGCCCGCAAGATCACCGGACGGTGCCCACAGCGCGACCTCTTCGTCGACGGACGGCGGACGCCACTGCCGCACCTTGCCGGCCGCACCAGCCTGCCATTTGAGCCAGTCGCTCACCCAATCGCCCACCCGCACCTTCACGCGCGGCGGGTCGTACGTGATCGCCTCGACGACTGCCGACTGCGTCAGGCACGCCATGCGGCGATCCATCTCGCCAAGCTCGAAGTCGCTCACACGTCACCCCGCTCCCTGAACCGCCGGATTCCAGTAATGGCTTTCATGGTCCGGCCCGGTCTCCGGATCGACGCCCCACAGCACCGCACGGCCCTTCGTCGGCGGTTCATACGCGTCGCCCAGGTCGAATTCGTGCACCCATTCGATCAGCCAGACGAGATACGTATCCAGCTCCGGGCGAAACGGATCTTCACCAGCCGACCCGACCTGTTTGCCCGGCGTCACGGGCAGCCCCCATGTCGTCCCGTGCACCGTTTGCAGCACGCGAGCGGACAGCTCGCGCACCTGCAGCTCGGCATCGGGTACCAGCGGGTCCACGATCACGCGGGCCTGCATACGCGCGACCAGTGGCACGCGGCCCGTGCCGTCATCGTGTCCCGGCTCCAGCTCCGCCAGCTCGATCGCGACGAACGGCGTTTCGATCGACTTGCCGATCTTCGGATACGCATGGATACGTTCGAGGTCCGGCAGACGCGCGCGCAGGCCGGCCTCGATGCCGTCATGTAGTTGCTTCAGGTTATCGAGCACGACTCGCCGCCTTCTGGATTTCGTAGTTGACCTCTTGCCGCAGCACCGTCATCAGCCGCGCCTCGCACGCACGTGCGGCCCGTCGAAATGCCGGATCGCCGGTCTGCGACCATTCGACCGTCACGACCTCGAACGGCGTGCGTTCCTTGCCCGTGCGCCGGTAGATCGGCCCATCCGGCTGCGCCTTGGTCTTGCGCCACGCCCCCTCGAACAACGATTTGCCGGCCCGCATGCCCTTCTTCGTGCGACGTGCTGCGCCGAGACGATGCGCCTCGATCGGGTTCAGCCCGAGCCATACCTTGCCGGTATCGAGCGACCGCATGAAGAAGTACATCCGCTGCCGCAGCAGCTTCTGCTGGATGCCCGTCGCACCGCTGACCTCCTTCGCTGTCTGGCTCCTGATCCATGCGCCCGTCTTGCGCAACGTCCGACGCCATGCCGCCTGCATTGCTGCAGGCGGCAAGCCCGCGAGCGCTTCGAGCGCCCCCCTTACGTCGATCTCGACCTTCAGCAGATCCATCGTCACCTCAGAATCAAGATCGTCCAGCCCGTGCCATCGGGATGCAGTTCGACCACGCGGTAACGCTCGCCCGCCGCGACGACGATGCTGCCCTCCCGGACGCTCGCAGCATCGTTGTCGGTAATGTGCAGAACGGGCGCAACGAGGTTCGTGCGCTGCGTTCCGAGATCCGGACCGAGCCACGGTGCAGCGAACATGCCCAGCACGGGCCTGCCGTCGATCGAGACGTCGTCGTCGGCGAGATCGCGCTTCACGGCCGTGTCGACGTCGGTCATCAGATCCCGGAACGCCATGTCACGCCTTCAGCTTGATCAGCGCCTTCGGGCGCGTGCACATGTGGACCGGGTTCGACTGCGCCTCGATCTCGATACCCTTGCCGAACTGCATCAGCTCCTGCTTCGCGTAGTACGGAATGCCCGTCGTGTTGACCGACTCGACGTAGTCGGCCGGCGCGAAGCGCGAAATGAAGAGATCCGGAACACCTTCCGGAATCGCGTGCGCCTCGTCGTCAGCCACATAACCGATGTCACCGACGCGGCCGCGATAGCGCTCGAACGTGATCCCGCCGAAGTCGAACGCGTCGCGCGCGTCGCCCCGCAGTTGCGCCGCCATCACGGACGCCAGGTACGTCTCCTTGACCGACTTCGCACTGATCAGCTTGTTCCAGAACGCGCGACCACAGAGCGCGCGCACGCCCGTGTACGTCGTTGCGCCGAGCGCATCTTCGATCGCATCCTGCACGTCGATACACTTCGTGCGCAGTTCCGTATCTGCCTTGCCCAGCTCGAACGAAACAACCGTCTGGTCGATGTCGAAGTACTTCCACAGGTCGATCAGCACGCGCTTGCCGTCCGCGTCCAGCACCATGCCCTTGATCGCGCCGATGCGATGGAACTCGTGCGTCGCGTCGAGCTGGCGGCGCATCTTCGCGAGCCGGCGATTCACGACGGTTTGCAGCGCTTCCAACTCGGTCTCGGAACCGAACGCGCGCAGATTCTGGATCTCGTCCGCCTTGATCACCGCACGCTGCGGCAAGTGCACGGCGTTGATCGGAATCATGCCGCGATTGCTGCCGACCACAACTGCAGCCGGCGAACCGCGCTCGCCGGCCGCAACGAGCGCGAGCGTGTCGCCGTCGCGCTCGATCTGGATCGTCGTCGTCGTGATGCCGTCCTCTTCGAACAGCCCGAGCGTGCCGATACGGCCGGGAACATACGGCTGCTCGTTGATCGCAGCACTCAGGGACGACAGCGAGAACGCATCGTCTTGAAACAGGGCGATATCCGCCATACAACCTCCGACATGAAAATGGATACAAAAAAGGCCACGCGGTCGGCGTAGCCTTGAATGGGGTGAGTTGTGATCAGCGGACGATCACGTGTCGCTCGGCGAGATCGCCACGACCGGCCGCATCGAGGCCCGTCAGAAGCCTGCCAACGACTTCGGCAAGCCGGACGACTCCCGTCGCCGGTCGCGGCGCTTCGGACGCCGCCAGCGGCGCGTAGAGGATCGCAGCAGCGACTTCCGAACCGTCGTTTGCTGCGTTGTCGTACGGCGCGTATTCGCCGGTACTCGTCACACCGAGCAGTTGCCCAGCCGGCAGCGCCGGGCCGGCCTTGACGATGATGGGCTCGCGCGAGATCTGCCCGTTGCCCTCCGACACGAGAAATTCGGCCGTCAGAATGGCCTGTACCTTCCAGTTCGACATGAGTTTTCCCCTCCTCGGGTTACGTCAAAGTTACTTGCTGCTCTTGCGAGCCGCGTAGATGGACGCCGCACGCGGCGCTTTCGCGACCACGGGCGCGTCTTGCGACGCAACCGGAGCAGCACGATGATTGATCGGCTTCTGCGAGGCCGTCACACGCTCGAACAACCGCGCGCGCACCTGATCCGCCGTCAGCCCGTCTGCAACGAAGCCGGCCGTCAGCTCGGTCAGGCTCGCGGCCAGACAGATACCGGCAATGTCCTGTGCGCTGCGGATCGCAGCGTCGACGGTCGAGCGATCGCGCAGACCGGTCGCCAGCACGATGCCTTCGGCGCAGTGCTCGATCCGCGCGTCACGACATGCCGCGTACACATGCGACGCCAGCGCCGTGACGTCCGGCGTTGCCGGCGGCTGCGGCTGCGGCTGCGGCTGCGGCTGCGGGGCAGGGTCGGCCGGTGGATTGACGGGCGGCACCTCGTCGTCCTCCAGCAGCGCCCGGATCTGTTCCGGCACTGCGGAATAGCGTGCGACGAGGCGCGCGGCTCCGGCGTGCGCAGAAATTCGGATGGACTCCTCGATCGTGTCGCAGAATCCCTTTTCCTTCGCCTGCGACGCCGTCAGCCACGTTTCGGCAGCCATCATCGCGCGCACCTCGTCTTCCGGCAGGCCGCTACGCTCGACATAGGCCGCGACGATGTTCGTGCCCGTGCTGCCGAGCAGGTCGGCGATCCGGCGGAAGTCGTCCTCCTCGCCCTCCAACAGCGTATGCGGCTTGTGAATCATCAGCATTGCATTCGACGGCATCACAATCGTGTCGCAAGCCATCAGGATCAGCGACGCGGCCGACGCGGCAACACCATCGACACGCCCCGTCACCTTGCCTGCGTGCCGGCGCAGCATGTTGTAGATCGCGACCGCATCGAACACGTCCCCGCCCATCGAGTTAATCGCGACAACGATCGATGTTGCTGTCGACGCCACCTCGTTGAGTTTCGCGGCGAACACATCCGCATCGGTGCCCCAGAATCCGATGTCGCCATAGATTTGGATCTCGACCTCGCTCCCGCCCGCTGTATTCGCTTGCGCGCGGATGTCCCACCACCGCCTCTTCCCTTTCATTCGCCATCCCCATTAGAAAGATCGCCCGCCCCGTCGACCGGGTCGAGCGTGTCATATCGAATCCCGAGCCGCCGCTCACGCGCGAGATCGTCCGCGTTCTCCGTGTCGACCTGCTCAGGATCATCGCCACGCGACAACACCGCACCCGTCCGACTCGCCAGCCCGGAGCGGATCTCCATCCGCTTCGCCGTGACGTCCTGCACCGGGTGGATATACGGCCAGCCCTGAGGCACCCACCGCACCCGTAGATAGTCGCGACGGCGTCGGTAGTAGTCCGGCATTGGTATCGCGCCCGACAGCGCACAAGCGTCGACCCACCAGCGCCAGACCTTCCGGCAAAACTGGTGAATGAACACGTTCCACTGGATCTGCTCGATCGAACGGCGGAACTCGTTCAAGATCACCCGCAGCACACGATCGCTCACGTCGCGCAGATCGCCCGTCATGACTTCGTACGGCATGCCAACCGATGCCGCAGCCGCCATCAACTGCTGACGCATGAATGGGCCATAGTCGGCCCCCGCACCCGGCGGCTCCGCAAACGTGACGCTTTCACCCGGAGCCAGCTCCTGCATGCTCCCCGGTTCGAGCGACACGACCGGCGAGAAGCCGTCGACGTCGTATTGCATTTCGCCACCCGTCACCGGATCTCCCGGAAAACCCGGCTCGGCCGGCGGCTTCGTGATGAACCCGGCGAAGAGGTTGCTGACCTCCTGCCGGAACAGCACCGCATCGTCGAAGTTGTCCAGCGACTTGAGCCGCAGCAGCACCGTCGACAGTTCCGGGACACCGCGCACCTGGCCGGGCCGCAACGCGAGGAAAACGTGCGCGATCTCGTCGGCCGGCACGCGTACGGTCTGCATGTTGGTCGTCGACGCACGCCCGTACTCGCCGGGATGACGCTTTAACAGGTGATATGCAACACGTCGACCATCCGCATCGAACTCAACGCCGTTGACGATCTCGCCCCCGCCCGGCGCGATCTCGTTCTTCTCCATCGGCAGCAGATCGCCTTCGAGAAGCTGAATCTGCATCGGGACCGCCAAGCCGTCGCTCGGACTGCGCAGTCGGCGACGCACCAGCACCTCGCCGTCACTGAAGAACGCACGTGCGGCGAGTGTCTGCACGCCCGCCAAATCAAACAGGTCGTCCGCGTCGATCTCCTCGCAGCTATCCTCCCAAAGTTGCTTTTGCATCTTGCGCACCGCATCGTTTGGATGCTTCGGGTGCGCTTGGATACCGTTCCCGATCGTGTTCGATACGAGTCGTGCGATCGCCGTTTTCGCCCACGGATCGTTGCGAATCGCGTCGCGAGCACGCGACCGCAACAGCGGCAGGTTTTGCGCCGCCGCCGCATTCGGTCCCGCGCCCGACGCCCGCCACGACTTCGCCCGCGCGCCCGTCGTGCTCGCCGACTCGTAGGCCGCCGCCTTCAGCCGCGTCGGCACCACGAATCCGCGCCGCGCGAGTGACGGATAAGCCGGCTTCATCGCACCCCCTTGCCGGCGTGACGAATCCGGACGATCGACGAGCGTCCGGCCGCGCCGTTCAGAGCGCGAATGATCTCGGTCCGTGCTTCGCGCAGCTCGCCAATCGAGCGATATTTAACTCGCCGGTCGGCATACTGGACTTCCAGCTCACCCTTCGCGATTGCCGACTGGATGCGCTCCAGATCCTGCTTTGTGTATGCCATGCGATTCCCTCGTTTAGCGGCGCTTCAGGTACGTCGACCGACCAACACGACGGCCCTGAATGCGCGAAACCCCGCTCGGGGGCGGGGTTTCGGCGGGTTTTACTACAGGCGGCGACGGCCGCGGCGTCTCGATAATCTCGGGCACGGCTGGCGGATCGGGCGGCACCTCGGCAGGCAGCGCCGAAGGCAACACCTCCAGCACCGGAACCGCATCGAACAGCGAGACCTGCGACGCGCGATGCTGCTCGACCTGCCAGTGCGCCTCGGTCATCAGGTGCACCTTCATGCTGCGGGCCGCGTGCAAGGCGTACCCTTCGCAGTCCAGCGCCTCGTTCCTCTGGCTGATCTTCTTCCACACGCGCTTACCGCCACGTGGCCCCGGCACCTTTACCTCGGCCGTGAGCTGCGACAGGTAATCACTGCGCACACCGCTGTACCAGTGCATGCGGCCCGGCCCGTTGCCTTCGAGCTTGAGCCGGTTTTCGAGGATCAGATCCTTCGCTCGGCTCACGCCGACCATATACGGCCGCAGCCCGTACTTCGCTGCCTTGCTGTTGTTGCGCGTCGAATCGATCGACGCCTTCGGGACGCTGAAAATCTCGGCATCGGCTTCGCTGCTGCCCTTGGCGGCCATGACGTTATGACCGGCCTTCTGCGCAGCACGTACATACTTGTATACCGCGTCCGACGTAGCGCCGTCCGAAGAATCGATCGACGTTGCGCGTACGCGGAGCTGCCACCCATTTTCGTGCCGGTACGAGTGCGTAAGCATCGTCGTCAACGCGCCCCATACCCCGCCCGTCATCGGATCTTGCTGCTGGTCCGTCACATTGCCGTAAATCTCGCCCCATACGACGAGCCAGCTTTCCTCGCCGCGCCCCCATGCGCGCACGATGACCGCAAGGCGGTCGTGCTGCACGTCGACGCCCAGCGTCAACAGCAGCCCGCCGGCCGGCACAGTCAGCTCCGTGTACGGCAGCGCTCGTTCCGCGAGAACGTCCAGCTCGGGCAGGTCGGTCTTGTATTTGTACGGCCGCCCCTGCGAGTTGTTCACAAATGAACGCATCTTCGTATCGTCGCCCTCGCGCAGCGCCTTGTCGGCCGTCAGCCATTTCTTCACCAGCTCCGCCATGTTCGAGCCGGGGAACGGCGATACCAGCTCGTTGATGCGGAAGCCGGCAACGCCGTGAAACGGTGCCGTCGCAACCCATCGCCCACGACGGACAGCGCGGATGCGCGTCGCATCGTCCCACAGCGAGCCGCAATGCGGACAGGTGTAACGGGCCGTCTCCGGTTGTGCGCGGCCGTAGACCTCATGCTCGACTTCAGCGCCTTCGCTCCAGGTGACGTTTTCCCACGCCAGCTCATGCTCTTCATCGCAATCGGGGCACGGCACCAGATACACGCGCTGATCCGATGCCGCATAGCCCTGCTGGATGCGCGACAAGCCGTCGACGGTCGGCGTGCCGCCCAAGATCATCTTGCGTCGCCGGTCCGAATAGCTCTTGTTGCGCTCCTCCAGCAGCGTGATCGAGTCGCCCTGCTCGCGCACGTTCGTGTTCGCGTCGTCCGGCTCCTCGACCGCGACGACCGGGGCCGGCGTCGACTTCACGTCGTCCGGTGCGTTCGAGGTGATGAACTTCAGAAACCCGCGCGCGAACGTCTTGTGATCCCACAAGTTGTTTTTGTCGCGGGCCGCGTGCACCGGTAGCTTTGCCGACAGGCGAGGCGTCACCTCGACCATCGGCTCGAACTTCTCCAGGTTGAACTTCTTCGCCGTCTTCTCTTTTGGGAACATGACGATCATCGGGCACGGGTCAACGTCGATCCGCTTGCCGATGTAGTTCAGCAGCACGCCATCCGTCCACGCGACCTGCGCCGATTTCATGCACACGACCTTCTGCACGGTCGGATCGTCCAGCGCTTCGTGCATGCCGAACACCCACGGCGTGATGTTCGGGTTGTACCGGCCGGGGCTGGCCGATCCCTTCGCGCTCAACCTACGATGTTTGCGCGCCCATTCCGTCGTCCCAATCCGCTCCGGCGGACGCAGCATCTTCGCGATCCGGCGAATCACTGCGTTGACCGTCTGGGTCGTATTCAGAAAGCTGCTCAAGGCATCCATATATGTGCTCATTCAACCATTCGACGTCTACCCCGACGCCGTATAGCGTGTGCAGTTCCTGCACCAGCTTGTCGGACAGCGACAGCAGCTCCGTTTGAAATGCGCCGACCATCAGGCCATACGCCTGTTCGAGCTGCGCCGCGTTGACGAGCTGCCCCTTCTTCTCGGCCAGCGTCAGCAGCTTGATCTCGCGATCGACGATCTCGGTCTTCGCACGCTCGGCAACAAGATCGATGCCGGTTCCGCTCGCGCGGCCCGCAGCGATCTCGCGCAGGTGCCTGATATATGCGACACGGATCTCATCGATCGACGTCTCGCGGTAATCGAGCCGAACCTTGTCGACGAACCGCGAAACGGCCGACTGGTCTAGGTCGAGATGGTCGGCGATCTGCTGCTGAGTCGGCATGAATATGACCCCCTATGGAAACTCGCCAGTAGAGAAAAAACGCGGGTGCGAGCCCCCGCGGGTGCGCGCCCCCAGAGGGTCCCCGCCACGGTCAACGTCTAGACGGAACCACGGCACGTGCCGGATAGGTTTCATCGACACACGGTCGGTGCGTGAGTCAGCTCGATCCGATGGCACTGTAGAATCGCGCGTCCAAAACCACCACCGGAGATCCACATGAGCGACTCGCTCAAAAAAATCGCAGAAGCAATGGACGCTGAGGCTCAGATCAAGCAACAACTTGTCGCTGACAACATGGCGCTTTACACCGTTGTGCGCGCACTCGCCGAAGCCAACGCAAACAATCCGGCATTTGTCGCCTCTGTCGATACGCTGACAGAGCTGCGCGTATCGAAGCTCATCGCGTCGCATGCGTCCGATGAGATCATCGAGACGTTCAAGCAGTCGGTACGCGACCTGCTGCCGGAAGCACTGCGGAAGATCTAAGCGTTTCACGGACGCTGCGTTCGGCACGCATCAAGACGGCGATCTCATTACCAGAATCGTCAACCGTGCTCAGGGCTGTCGACAAAGCCCTGAGCGCTTCCACTCCTTCCTCATCCGCAAACCCATACGACTTCGGATCGTTCTGCGCGGCCTCTTCGACGGCAGCAGCCACCCGCTCGCCAAGAATCAGGTCCGCCGGGGCAGTTACAGAGTTTGTACGCATCACGCGCTCCAATGCAAAAAGCCCTGAGAGCTTTCGCACTCAGGGCTTCGATATTCATTTCGTAAGGGCGAACGCCCTCCCAACAGATCCCGACAGACAATTATCGTTGTTGGTCGCGGCGCTCCCGCGATTCAGGACGCCTGTCGGGCGATTGTTGCGACACGAGTGTGCGGTCGCTCACGTATCCAGTGACGCGGTAAAGGATGTGCAGAGTGTAAGCGATCCGCTCTTGAAATGGAATACGTTTCATCCTCGCAATTGCCGACGCAATGTGTCGTACACCGATCCATCTACTGTATCCAACAGCGCGAGCATATCGTGAAAGCGCCACGACCAGTTTCGCCGATACTCATCGAGCGATACGCCAAGCGCGTGCGCCCGGCCCGCGTCGTCGACCTGCCGCTTGCCGGAACCGGAACAGTCGGGGCAAATGTGCCGCCCCTTCGCATCCGAAACCGGCGACGCGGCGATCCGCCCCATCCCGCCGCAGTCGTCGCATGGTTCGTATTCCCGAAAGACAAGCGGCCCGTTACGCCCTTCGAAGAACGGGATACGCTCCTCCGATACACACACCTTGCCGCTGCCTCCACATACATCACACGCGTGCGTTGACGTCGTGACGGGACGTGCTCGACGCACGACACCGCGCCCCTCGCACTCGACGCACTGATCGTTCACCCACTCGTCGAGCAACCGCAGCGCGAACCTCTCGACTATGTCGACCTTCGATCGCTCGACCGCATGCCCCGCACGTTGATCGCGACGCTCGTCGCGCGAAAGGCCCGTGAATCGCGCACGTTTAAATCGGCCCGACGTCCGGATCATCTGCGCCAATAGCAACGTTGCACGTCGAACCATCGCAGGCGTCGGCAGCGGCCCAGCCTTGATGCGGGCCAGCGAGCTACCGAGATCGTTCGCAAAGGCGAGCGCGCCCAAAGTAACTTTAGGATCGGCAATCGGGTCGGTGAACTGACCACGAACGCTCACAGCAACGCCCACCCGCTCCTTCAAATCAATCACGACTCTCTCCTATTCGTCCTAATGTCCCAAGGGATAAAGCTTGCAGGGGTGCGCGCCTGCGACATGCGCAACATGCGCCGCTCACGTCGCGCATGTCACGCCCCTGCACCCGCGCCCGAGACCACGCCTTGGGACATTGGGACATGGGACGTCCGCAGCGCGCCAAGACGGGGCAAGTGGCGCGCTTACCGTGCAGGCACAGCGCGCCACGCGATCACAGCGGACTGTCGTCATCACCCGCTGCGACCAACTCACGTTCGACTTGCGGCTCTTGCTCTTCGCACACGTAGTACCAACCGCGCGACCCGGTCGACTCGCGCTTGCGCACCCACCCGAGCGACTTCAGCGCCTTGCCGATGCGGCGCTGCTCCGCGAGCGTCCACTTCGACGTGTCGAGCTTCAGAATGTCCGCGAGGATTTCCTCCATCGTCGTGCGCGACACGAATTCCAGGGCCTTGGCGATCTTGTCCTCGTACACGTCACCTTCGTAGCGCTCCGCCTGCTCGATCTCAAACAGCGGGCGCTCATGCTCTTCTACGTGCCACACGACGCCCGAGCGATACAGGTGCACGGCTTCCGCCCAGAGCTGATCGCGAACGGCCACAATGCCGTCGATGTCGACCAGCCCGCCCACACGCAGCGGCCAGTAACGCCGGTTGCCCGACTCGTCTTTCAGGTACGTGTCGAAGTTGACCGAGCCAGCGAACACGCACTGACGCGGGACGTCGGTCGCACGCTTGCCGTAGAAGTTGCGGAACCGGTCGACGGCCGTCGCGAAGAAGCTCTTCACCGCCGAAGAGTCGGCCTTGTTCAACGAGTCCAGTTCAGCCAGCTCGATCACCCATTTGCCGGCAAGCACCGCGTACGTGTCTTTGTTGCCGATTTGGATCGGCGTATCGGTGAACCACGGAGCGCCAGCCAGTACCTTCAGCGCCGTCGACTTTCGATGCCCCTGCTTGCCTTCGAGGATCAGGACGTTGTCGACCTTGCAGCCCGGCTCCATCACGCGCGCAACGGCCGCGATCATCCACTTCATGAACGCGAGCCGCACATACTCGCTGTCGGCCACACGCAGGTACGTCGACGGCATGGATCGCACGCGCGACACGCCGTCCCATTTCAGCCCTTCAAGGTATTCGCGCACGTCATGGAAGTGGGTCGCATCCGCCACCAACAGGACCGCGTTCATCACGACATCAGTGCGTGTATCAAGGCCATACCGTTGGGACAACCAGAGAACGGTCCGCTGGTCGTCCATGTCGGTCCATTCGCCCGTCACACCCTGCGGGAACGGCGGCGCTTTGCGCTTCATCACGCGACCACCGAAGTCATCCTGTTCGATCACGCCCTGCCACGCCTTGTGGTTCGACAGGATCAGGTGCACGTTCCCCAGTGTCGGCAGCAGCCGGCCCTTGTCCGACCGCGCGAGATCCTGCTCCCACGTGTGCGCACCGTTCTCTGCCTCGTAGCCGTCCCATTCCGGCTGTTTCGCGGCAGCGGCCGTCGCGGTAGGTTTCGTCGGCGTGACGTCCGCGGTCGACACGTTGACCGTCGCAGGCCGAATCTCTTCGTTGGCTGGCGCGATGACGCGCAAGATTGCGGCTTGCACCTGCGCCTCGACAGCCTCGAAGCCCTCTTCGACGTGCAGGTCATTGAAATCGGTCAGCTTGCGTTCGCCACGATTGGCGAAGATCGGAAAGACGACGCTGACGTCGTCGACCGTCGCTGCCGCCTCGTACGCACGCTTCAGGCCCGTGTTCTCGAAGCGCTTGCGGCGCTGCGGCATCACATCGTTACCGTAGCTCACCTCCACGTACGGCACGCCGTTGTCGTCACGTCGACGTGACACCGCGACCATGTACCACGTATTCTTCGCCTCGATCCGCACCGGGTCTGCACCAAACACCAGCTCACCACAGAAAGCGAACTCGTCGGCGAGCCAGTCGCGCACGCGCTGCTCGATCTTCCAGTCGTCGTCGGCGCAGATCAGCACGTGCGCATCCGGATACGTCGCACGCAGGTAGCGCACGGCCGGGAGGATGCCGCCCGCGTCAAAGCAGATATCGACAGCGAACGCGTCATCGATCGCCATACGGATCGCCCGCGCGGTTGCATAGCCTTCGGCCACCAGCACGATCTGGTCGTCTGCACCAACCTCGCCAAGCAGATACGACGCGCCCTTCTTTTCCATGCCCTTGTTGAAGCGCTTCGCGCCGTCCGGCGTGATCTTCTGCAGGCCGACGAGACGAGCGTCGTCGCCGTACTGATACATCGGCACGAAGATCGTGCCGTCCACGTCGAAACGCACGCCTTCGGCCGTGATGTGTTTGCGGTCCAGGTACGCGGACTCGCCATGCTCTGCCGCACGACCCCACTGGTCGCGTGCACGGTTCGCGGCGAGCTTCGCCTGCCGCGCGTCACGCTCTGCCTGTTCACGTTCGGCCGCTTCCTGTCGGCGACGCGTCTCGGCGAGCACCTCCTCGCTCAACGGTGCGCCGCTCCACTCAAATCGCTCCGTGCCCGGATCGTCCCCGGAGAAATGGCCAAACGTACCGCCATAGCCGATTGTCGCGCCCTTGCTGACGACCTCGCGTAGCTGATACCAATACTTCTTGCGCGGCCCGTACCGATGATGTTTGCCGTCCGCGACGGGATGGCCGGCGGGCAGGTCGGGATGACCCGCCGCACGCAATTGTTGAACGATCTGGTCCAGTGTCGCCATACGATAATTCCCTCTATCAAAGTCACTTTGGCCGCATGTCGCGGCCAGATCACAATTCGTTGAACAGTGCCCTGTTAGCTCGCACGCCGAGCTGCATCCAGCTCGGCAAGACGGCGGTCGCGTGCGACCTTGTGAGAGAAGCTGCGCCACGCTCCACGCCCAGCCGCATAGGACTGCCTCCCACTTGGCGAGCGGCTGTACTGCGATGTTCCGCGTCGCAACGCGCTGCTGATTCCGTTCACGTTCACAGGGGTCTCCGGTTATTTGCCGCGCAGTCGACGCCATTCCGCCGACATGGAATCGTCGAACGCGGCAAGGTCCAGCACGCAGAGACGATCGGTAAGCTGGTCGCGGAACGCGTGACGTTCCGCCTTGGTTGCGAGCGCGGCGCATGCGCGCGCAGCACGCTCGACAAACAAACGCATGCGCCCCGCTGCGCTCGCTTCCGCAAGAATCGGAGCGAGGTGATCGGGGAACGTGGCGATCAGTTCGGACAGCAAGCGCCCCGCTTCGGCGTGGGCACACTCGAATCGGGATGCAAGTGTCGTTACAGCGCACGCCAATTGCTGCTCAGGCGAGCAACAGAGGCCGATCTGTTCACGCTCGGGCCGGCAGCAGCCCATGCCGGGCTTAAACCGTTCCATGACGACGACGGCGACGTGCGGCGAGGTTGCGGGCGACATTCATCAAGCGCTGGAACAGGCGCTGGCCCTTGCGGCCGGTCGCGATGATCTTCTCGGCGTCTTGATCGTCGATGCGCTGATCCGCCAGCGCGCGTGTCACGTCGTCAGCAACGAGACCCACATGCGCCTGCAGGTGCAGCGCCGTCGAAACGAGACGCAGCGTGCCGGGTTCGCCGACATCGTCAGCGGCGTGGTCGTCGACGTGTTCGGCCACCAGACCGAATCGCGAGTTCAGTGCGTGCAGCGCGTCGAGTGCATACACCTCGCCCTCTGCCTTTTCCTGCATCCACTCGATCAGCAGCTCGAACATCTCCATCGACAAGCGACTGTCGCCGACACCACGCAGGCGCAGACGAAGCGATTCCGGCGTGATGTTCTTCCCACGCCGGATCGTGAGGTGATTCGCCGCATCGGCGACACCGCCGGGCGTGTTGCGAACGGACGTATAGAGCACGTCCAGCCATTCGGTACTGTCGTATCGGCAGGTCATATCGGAGCTTTGGGAATGTGCCGCTTTCATGCTGTCGCGGCGGAGGCGCATTGACTAAGATTCATCAAGCGGCTGTTGTGACGGAGATCGGCTCCTCGCGCGGGACGCTCTGGAGAGATGCTTCGGCCCTGACGAAGTAGTCGTGAAGTGCCTGCACGTTCGATACGCGCGGGTCGGTAACCCTGGAAAGAGCGATCTTGGTCAGCGTGTCGTACGGCACACCCGCGTCATGCGCGATGCGCCGCCATTTGCCCTTGTTCTTATGCAGTTGCTCGATGACGAACTCCAACCAAGAACTAACACGCTGACTCATATCATTCCCCAAATAGGTGCGGGATCGATTCTAAGTCTTATTTGGCTATTTTTCAATCCGCCAACAGCCGGCCGAAAGTAACGAATGTCTAGCCATATTTGGCAACATCAGGGGATGAACAAGACACCCGCCCGCGAAATCCTCGCGCTCAAGCTGAAGCAACTGATGGACGCTCACCCAACGCTCAACACGCAGGGGAGACTCGCTGCGCGCGCAGGACTGGCGCAGCGAACAGTCGGTCGCATGCGGAACAATGAAGCCGATCCGCAGCTCGGCCACGTAGAGGCCGTCGCTGACGCACTCGGCGTGTCTCTCGTCAGCTTGATTTCCGATGAACCAGCAAGTGGGAATGGACTTCAGTACGACACGACAGCCGTCGCGCAACTGTCCGGCGAGGACCGGAAAAAGATCGAGTCGTACATTGAATTCGTCTTGAGCGCGAGCGGCGCGGCCCGCACGGCGGGCCAGGAGACGGTGAATATTTCTGAAACAATGCCGGCGTCGAAGGCACAATCCGTATCGGTTCGACGGGCAGCTCAACGACCATTATCAGACAAAACGTTGAGCATCAATGAAGACCAAAGTCACGCCACCGAGGGAAAGCGCGGGCATCGCTAACCTGTCCGCCTTTCGTGCACGCAAGTTCCAGTCGACATCCAGCACGCCTCCAGAACCCCGCCGTGATCGGGAGGCCGTCACGCGCAACGCCCTACTGGGCGAACTCAATTCGCGCAACTCCCCCGTCATCGCATACGCCGCCGTGCTCATGTTGGAGAACGGCGACATCACCTTGTCAGCCGCAGGCATTGAACCGGAGTTCGCCCCGGCGATCCAGTCCGGCCTGACTCGAATCCATGACCGAATCGACGAGCACACCAGCCGTCGTCGCCGACGCAATCAGGCCGGGTTCGTACAAATTATCCCGCTCGTCTCGGCCGCGATTCTTGCGGCAACGTATATCAACGTCGTGCCGTGGATGGACGTTGCGCTTTCCGTTGCCGGCCAACTGTTGGCCGGCGTCGCCGTCATGCGACGCGATCGGACGCACGCACCGACCCGAGACAAATAAGACGAACGAGAGGCATCACCCGGGCGAACAATTCACCATGACAAGTCATATTAGGCTTGACCATATAAGCCATTAAAGACTAATCTCCGGGTTGCGCAATGTCGCGCAGACCCGGAGATCCACCATGCAAACAACCGATCAGCATGCGGAAGCCCGCCACGACTGGCTCCGCGACGAACAAACGCCCCGCATCACGCCGTCCGAACCTGCCCGCCAAAGCAACTTTGAAAAGTCGCCGATCTTCCGCTGGACAGTCGTCGCCGCCCTCCTGTTCGTCGCCGTGAACGTGTTCCAAGACGATCCGGTCGTCGTGCCTCCGACCGCGTACCACGTCACCGTCTAATCCGCCCCGACCTTGCCGGGGCGAGCGGCCCCGGCGTCATGGAGACCACCATGTCGCGAACCAAAGCCCGCACACTTCCCGTCGTCGACATCGAGCGTCGCGACACCCTGTCACTGCGCACCATCACGCGATACGACCGGAACGCGCGCCGTCCGTCGACCCCGATTCTGATCGGCAAATACGTTGTCGGTCGTCGCCCCTTGGCTGATTGCGTCCATACGCTGTATCTGATCCTCGACGGCGCAGAGATCGCCGGCACCCAGATCTCGATCCCGAGCGAAAGCGACTGCGTCAGCGCGGTCAAGCGCCTGCGAGAAGCAAGGCGCGCGGCGGGCATGGCAGCAACGAACGCGATCAACAAAGCGAAGAAGCCGGGCAAGACGCGCACGGCAGCACTGCAGGAGGCCGCGTAATGGACGACCGCACGCAACAGCTCGACCTGACCGCGCCGATCCCGACCGGGAACACGAAGGCTGCTGCTGCCGCTGCGGGCGCAACGTCGGCGGACCTGTGGATGGTCCCCTATGGTCAACTTCACTACGACCCGTCCGACAACATCCGACCAGTTGATCCCGAATGGGTGACGCACCTCACTGCCCTCATCATCGAAAACGGGTATGACAAGGGGTCGCCACTCCATTGCTACGCGCGCAAGGTCGATGGAAAAGATCTGCTTTACGTGTACAAGGGGCAACACCGCTACCTCGCGGCCGGCAACGCAATCGAAGCTGGTAAGGATATTGGCAAGATCCCCGTCGTCGTCCGCGATGCCAAGATGGTCAACCGCGCCGAAATGGTGATCGACGGCTATCTCAGCAACGATAGCAAGCGGTCGTCACCTCTTGATCTTGCGGCGGCCGTAGCAGAGCTACGCGACATCCACGGCATGACCCTCGCAGCCATCTGCAAGCGCTTGCATGTCACTGATCAAACCGTGCGTGACGTCGGCCTGCTTGAGCGCGCCCCGGTTGAACTGCACCAGCTCGTACGCGCAGGCCAATGCACCGGCACGCTTGCGATCGAACAGATCCGGCTCCACGGCGACAACAAGGCACTCGAACGCATCGTCGTCGGGATATCCAAAGCAGCGGAAGCCGGCAAATCGAAGGTGACGAAGAAGTATCTCGAAGCAGCGCCCCTGCTCAATGCGCTCCCGGACCAAGCATCTTCGGTCGAGCAGAAAACATCTGCAGCCGCCCCCACCGACGCCGAACCTCTCGCCACGTCGACGGCCGCGGAAGTCACGGTCGAGACGCAGACGCCGGCACAGCCAGCCACGCGCCAAAGCGCCCCCGCCAAGATCAACGACGCGCGCGCAAAGCAACTTTTTCAGGCACTGCAATCGGTCCTGCATGACCCCGCCTTCGACCAACTCTCGCCGGGCACGATCCATGCCGTACACGCGGGTTTGAACGGCATAGCCCACCTGTTCCTCGGCGGGGTTGGGCCGACACCGACTGATCATCCGATCCACACACCGAACAAGCACGGCGTTTTCGACGCCTGCGAGACGATCAAGTCCCCTGCCAGCAAGCGCACCCGCAAAAGCCCTGCTGCGATCCACCTCGCTCACGTTGAACATGGGGTGTGGATTCATTCGTTCACGCTGGCGGTCGGTTCCAGCGGTATGACCGGCCTGCCGTCACTGCTCAGCTTCACGGAGACGTACCCGACACGCGGGCAAGCAATCCGGGGCGCGGTGTCAGACATGACACGCGTCATGCAGTCGCCAAGCTACGCGAAAGCAAAGGAAGCACCGATCGTCAATGCGTGGCTCGACAAGTTGTATGCGATGCCTGATCCCGAATGGACGCCGGAGCTGGCAGCCAAGCTTGCGGCCGCGCAGGAGGCAGCCAAATGACCCCGCGCCCGGCCCTTTCTACCCCACGTCCGCTGCCGCGAAAGCGGGAAAGCGCGAAGAGCTGCACGGCTATCAAACTGGCGAGCGTCAACGGCACTTCGATGCAGTCGGACTGCGACGGGCTGACGCCCGCAAAAGCGTTCCAGAAGAACGAAGCCTTGGCGGATGCCCGCCAAGGCAGGCTCGCGCGACTCGACGTCCTTCGCGTTCAGATCCACGCGCTGATAGCCGAGATCTCGCACGCGGCCGACGTCGCGCTGCTGGACCTGATGGCCGATGAGATTGGTTCATTCTCTCGCCACAAGGCCGCGCAGGAAGTCCGCACCTGGGCCGCAACAGCCACGATCACATTGGAGACAGGTTTCATGCAGCTCGCCCGTGCAGCGCAACCTGTCGTCGAAGAACAAGGAGGTTTGAATTGAGCACTACGACTGAACGCCTGCTGCGGCTGCCGACCGTCCTCGGCATGGTCGGCCTCGGCAAGACCACGATTTACGACATGATGAAAGAAGGTAGCTTCCCGAAACCGCGACGCGTACGAAACCTGTCGCTCTGGGCTGAGACGGAAGTACAAGCATGGATTCGTTCCATCACATTGCGCGAAACGTCCACCGCCCAATAACATGTCTAAGTCTAGACCTGATCCCTCAGTCAGCATCTGATCAGGTCTGAAATGACTTGGATGTGACCTCATCAACGGCCGTGATCGACCCACAAGGGACGGTCTCTCTTCTACGAAGCAGACGTTCAAAAACCGAACATGGACCGCATCATCCGCACAATTGATGCGCGAGAAGGGGTTACTTCAATCCTCATGCGACGTAGGACGAATTTCTCCGAAATCGTATCGATGAACCTGTCCGAATAGCTCGACTTCGTTGCCGTCGATGACAATCCCTGCACCGTCGGGACATGCATAGAGGTCCGGAATTATAGAAGACAATCTCAACTGATCTCGGGTAACACTGTCAGAATTGAAGTGCGGCCAAAAGTGGAAATCGACAAGGCCAAGTCCTGCATTGTCGATTACCGAAAGACCTTCTAGACTCGTTGTTCCTTGCGGTGCATTGCCATGACCGACTCGCCCGTCCGCAGACTGAATCCATCCTTCCCAACGGGGGTGGGGCGTCCATCCCGTTGCTTACCCCTCTTCACACAGGCGCCGCTCCAGCGATAAGGTCATCCAGCAGACTGTCTATTGCCTCAATCCCAGGCATTAAGCCCTCAACCCGCCGATACTCTTCGGCAGGATTTATAGCCTGCCTCACCGCCCTTCTACTGGACGTGTGCGCCGCCTGTCCGCGCAATGACCCGAACGAATCAATCGCCGCGAGAAACGTCGGGTCCAACTGCGCTGGCCCAATTCCGAGTGGAAGCAACAGGGATAAGAGGTTCTTCTCCCGTACGCCATGGTTCTCAGTCCGGACGTAGTGGTGGAAGGAGGTGACCACCGGCGCAAAACGCTCGGAAACATCTATCAACATGGGCCATGCCTTTCTCTTGTTCTCCGAAGGAGCTTCCAGTGTGTCCGGCGGCGACGGCATTTCCTTTCCCGAGAACGCAAGGAGACAAAGCGCGATGCGAGATACGTGCGACCTTTCGTCCCAGGCTGCTCGAGCGCTGTTGGCTGCCTCCAGTGCACGATCCTCAAAGTAGGCCTCAATTTCAGCATGCGCTAGCACACGGTACGCGAGCGCGGTCATCGCGACCTTGTCTTCGTCCTCATAAACGCCAGTCTCGTCAAAAGGGTCCGGAAGGAGATGCCTCCGTAGCTCCGCGAGCTGCGCAACCAAGTGAGTCAGTCGCTCAGACGCCATCTCTGCCCCAAAGACCGTTAAACGTGATCCTTGGGCCACCGTGTGGCGCATCCGCATTAGCTTCTTGAGGAGCTTCGGGAAGCATGAATTCAAGCTCCAACAAGCGGCGCAGACTTTCTCCCCAAATACGCAGACGCGCTAAGGTATTTGGAACACCAGCGGTGTCACTTTCTGCTGCCTCCAAGAAATCAGGCCGCTCAATTACTTGGTTATAAGCAGCTATCACCTCGGCTGGGCTTTGCAGCATCGCATTGCGAATCCGTTCGTCCGCAGCATAAAAAACGAGGGCGTCAAATACAGCCCGGTTAAACGACTTGGAGCCCGTCTTACGAGCAACGTTTTCGGGCCCGAATAATCTCATCAGTGAGCGTGTTGCAGCTTCAAACTGATTGACAGCCTGCTGGATTAGCGGTTGCTCGGCCTCCCATCGATCATTCAGTTTTGCACAAGTTTGATCGAGAAAATCCTTCATACGTCCTCCGTAGGCGGGGAGGTAATAGTGGAAGGCCAAGAATCGAACCAAGAGCTCTACGTCCCGCATACGAGGATCGGGCGCCTCTTTGCCGAGGAGTTCCCGGAGAGCCTCGGAGTCGCCCGCGGCATCGTCCACGTAATCCGAAAACTCACCTGGGAACATCGCTTGACGCAACTCTTGCGGGGACAGCTTCACGCTACCCGTATTCAACCGCAAGAACACGAGGTGCAAAAAATCGTAGCTCGGCCAGTTCCTGATTACAACAGTGCGAATGGTGTAGTTAAGCAAGGCGTTCAAATCATCTTCGAACGCAGGGTCCGTGCTTAAAGTCTGATACGACTTGCGAGCCAAATCCCCCCTCGCCTCCAGACCCGACAAGCGAAACGCATTGTTCTGCCCATTCGCATTCCCAGTAAACTGCAGTAGCGTCAGGAGTCGCTGCTTACCATCTAGAACAATGTAGCGACCGCGCTGTCCCCGCTTCTCAGCCAGAACAATTTGTGGGACAGGCAGGCCGAGAATAAGGGACTCGACGAACAGACTCTTTCGCCGCGTCGTCCATGCATCCCGACGCTGGAAGCGGGGATTCATCTCAATGTTGCCTCGCGTGAGTTGCGAAACAATGGTCTCTACTGTCCAGTCCGCCGAATGCAGAACGGCCTGGGAGAACTCACTCGCCTGCTCGGCGTCAAGTTCCGTATCCGGTTCATCAATAAATTCGAGTCCGTTCTCTGCCATGATAGGGTCCAGTAATAGCCACAACAGTCAGGACCCCAATACTGCCAGATTCGAGCGACTTCTTGCATGGGCATCATGCGGTATCAAAGTTCCAAGCGGTCGATCTTCATGATGGCAATCGCCAATGCATACGGAGGCAGGTTCCCGCAGCACCAGTCCCGTGCTCCGCGTGGCCAAGGATGGAATGCCGCGCCGCGTCAGCTACGCCAGAAGCGCGTAGCATGTCGGCCATACGGTGCCACAACGAGGGAAAGGTCAGCCGTGAGTCCGATTTGTGCAGGCGCCTATTTTGCATTCGAAGCCCAGCGCACAACGCAAGGCCGGGGCTCGTCGATTGTTGACGATTCAGATGCTCGCGTCGAGTGACTGTTTGTGGCCGAACGCGGCCGGCCGCCGCCCCGTGACGCGCGACCGGCGCAGATCGACCCATCGGAGTCGTACGGTCGCTAATATTCACCGCCGCAAAGCGGACATTGGGGCGGTACGCCGGAACCCCCTTCTCGCTCGCGCTGGCGCGCGGCGTCGAGGATCGGCTGCTGGATCACGCTTTCCTGCGAAGCACGAAGCAGCCCGAGGTCCTCTGCGTCCTTCTTCTCGATCGCCGCGAGCAACTGGGCACCAAGTGCCTGCACATCCGCGCAGGCTTCTTGCGCGTCGCGCAGTGCCTGCGGGAAGCGATAGAACGGTCGCGGTACGTCGATGTCCCTCATCAGGCTGCCGACATCGAGGCCCGCAGCCGCGGCGACCGAGCACCGGTGCGACTTGCCCGCAGTTCTTTGCTGCAGGGTCTGGCAGAACTGGGCTTCGACTCCGACGAACCCATCAATGGAGGTGACGCGGTTGACGGGGTTGCGGCGCTGTCCACGGACGTGAACGAGCGAATCCTCGTCGCCCCGGCAGCGGAAGCGCGAGCCTGCCGCCCCTGATCGTCGTAGCGGCAGTCTTCCAATTCTCAAATGAACCAGCCCGCGTGCATGACTCTGTCGAGCCGCGGGCTTTTCTTCTGGCGCGCGATGGCACGTGGGGCGGCGAGCAATTGGGCGCGCCTGAAGTGCCTCGAGTCCAGGCTGATTTGAGCCTAGGGGTGTTTGACCGGCGGCCACTTGCCACCGTTGCAGGTAGCGCAGCCAGCAGCGAATATGGCAATGAGGACGATAAACAGAAAGCCCCCGCCTTTGGCCGCGAAGCTCTTCTCTGTCAGGCCGATCTCCTCGCAAACACGATAGGCCTCGAGCGCGAATTCTTCTTTCGACGATGCCGACTGCTTGAAAAGATTCAGAGCGTGCTGAATCTGAGGCCCCGATTGTCCAACAATGTCCTTGAGGATCTCGCAGTCGGCGATCAACTTCGAGAAATCTAACTCCTGAGGCGCATGGGCGATGTCAACGAAGACCCCACGAGGCGAAAACCTGAGGTTGGGAGTTTGATGCCCTGCCGGCAAGAACTTCAAAAAATGCTGAAAGCTGCGATCAGCGCCCTCAAGCAGAGGGGCGGAGTGCAACATTTCGATCAGTTCTTCAGCGTCCATGGCTCGACTCCTTTTGGTACCTGCCCTGACTAGAGCAGGAGACCTCTAGTCTCCGCCTCTACCTCAACGCTTGGCATGAGTCACCACCCTACTTTGGCGAGGGTACACATCCTACTGATGCGGTAGGTCAAATCATCAGATATGGCTTAACCCGGATTACCGTTCCACTCCACCTCGAGCCAGGCCCATACAGCCCTTAAATGGGGCACCCGAAACCGGACCTTCGTAAGGGTCCGATTTTGGCCGGTAGCTGTCGCCCGCCATCAGCAACAACCGGCCGGATGGCGACGAATCCAGTCGAACGGCTCAACGTCCATGGTCGCGCTCTGGCCAGTCGTTCCAGCACATGAAAAAGGGGGTATTAGAGGGGGTATCAAACGCCAAAATAGAGAATCAATTCTTTATTAATCAGAATCTTATGGTCATAAATGTTAATGCAACTTCCACATCACAATATGTCTGATCACTTCGTTCGCTCCAGTTCGTCTTGGTGCCGCGATTTTCCTAGAATTCTTGCCGGTCGGGCGTCCTGATGCCCTTCCACCGTTCGCTTGCGTTCACCGGGAATCATGTCCCGCCGGGGAAAAAGCGGGTATCGGAGCGGGCATCGTTTCAAGCCGCCGAAGACGATACCCGCCTTTTCACCGTGCCGCTCACCGACGTCAAGATCCAGCAAGCGAAGGCAGGCGACTAGCCTACCAAACTTACCGATGCCAATGGGCTGTATCTGTTGGTGAATCCGTCCGGCTCCAAGCTCTGGCGATACAAGTACAGCATTGCCGGGAAGGAGAACCGCTTCGCGATCGGTGGATATCCCACCATCAGCCTTCAAGACGCACGCGCGGAACGCGACGATGCCCGTGAACTCGTCAAGAAGGGGCTGCACCCGTCTCACGCGCGGCAGGACGTGCTGTCCGCGCACATCAACGAAGGCAAAGCAACTTTCCGCGCCGTCAGCGACGAGTGGCTGCGAAGAAGCGGAAGACGTGATTAG